ATTAGGAAACAATATAACTACAATTCCATCTGAAGGTGATTTATTATGGATGACAATGACTGATAGGCTATTTGAAATTAAGTATGTAGAACCTAAGCTACCATTTTATCAAATGCAAGATTTACCAGTTTATACATTAACAGCTGAATTATTTGAATATAATGACCAGAATTTTGATACTGGTATGCCTGAAATAGATAATATTGAATTAATTTATGCTAATTCTTATTCATATACAACTACAGCAGCTGCCGGCACAAACGATTTAGAAATTGGTGAGTTTGTTCATCAATGGACAGGTTTAACAGATGATGGTGGAACTAATATTAATATTATATCTAAAGTGGCTGCATATGAGAAAGTAGATACAACAACATATACAGTAATGCTTGTCTCTCCACACCAATCAACAAATGGTGATGGTACATTTATGGAAAATTCTGTTCATGCTACAAGATTACTTGTTGGTCAAAAATCTGGTTCCTCAAGGCAAATTACTGTTGACTTGACAGGTACCCTTAAGACTGAATATAACTTAGATGCATTTGCAGATAATGATGAATTTGAATTAGAAGGTGATAGCATTATAGACTTCTCAGAAGTTAATCCATTTGGTGACCCATAATGTTTGAAAATCATTGGTACCATGAATCGACAAGGCGGATGGTGTCCGTTTTTGGCTCTTTGTTTAATGACTTAGAAGTTGTTAAAAAAGATGCTAACGATAAGGTATTAGCAAAAATTAAAGTTCCCCTTGCATATGCACCAAGGAGTAAGGTACTTGCACGTTTAACAGAACAAACAGGGGACCCTAAATTTGCTATTAGGTTACCACGAATATCATTTGAAATAAGCTCTATGGAATATGATGCTAATGCACGTGTATCCAAACATAAGAGCTATAAAAAGGTTGTTGTAGGTGATACACTTAACCTAAATACATTAAGAGCTCCAGCTGTATATAAAGTTGGATTTGAATTAAATATTCTTGCTAAGACACAAGATGAAGCATTACAATTATTGGAACAAATACTTCCAATGTTTCAGCCAGAATATACAGTAACAATAAAAGATATTCCAGATATGGATTTAACCACTGACACCCCAATTGTTTTGGAGAGTGTCACATTAAATGATGATTATGAGGGTGATTTAGTTACGAGGAGAGCTATAGTATATACTTTAGTATTTGGAACTCGTATTAGATATTATAGAGGTTTATTTAAGACTAAACAAATTTTGGAAACTGCAGTTGACTATTCAGAAAATGTTGACCCAACAACTCATAAAATTGAGACACAGGCAATAGATGGTACTACAACATCTGATGGTGCTGGCGGTTTTAAAGAACCATACACTGAAACTATTAACTTTTTTGACACGGACGTATAACTATGTATAATTATAAAGCAACATTAATGAGAGTCGTTGATGGCGATACCATTGATGCAGAAATAGACTTAGGATTTAAAATATTTATTAAAGAGAGGATTCGTTTAATGGGTATAGATACTCCTGAGAGTAGAACAAGAAACCTAGCTGAGAAATCATGGGGTAAGGCTGCTAGTGCCAGATTATCAGAATTATTGGCAGAAGCTGATGGTAAATTTACTTTGGTTACTAAAATGCAAAAGAAGGGAAAGTTTGGACGAATACTAGGGACTATACAGGTCTCAACAAAGGACGGTATCGTTGATGCCAACCAAGTTTTAATGAATGAAAATTTTGCTATACCCTATACTGGTGGTAATAAAGAAGAGAGTAGAACAGCAGCAGGAGTATTAGATTTATGGAACACATATTATGAGCACACCACGGAAGGTTGATAAAGATTACGAAAATGTAAGAAAACAGTTTTTTGATTTAGCCTCACAAGGAGATGAAGCTATATCACTTATGCTTGAACTTGCTAGAGAGTCAGAACATCCTAGAGCTTTTGAAGTTCTTGGGATGTTAATTAAACAAAATGCTGAGATATGCGAAAAGATTCTTAAACTTCATAAGACTAAAAAGGAAGTTGATAAAGATGACGTACGCGCATTAGCACAAACAAAAGGAACAACACATAATAACGTGTTTATAGGTTCTACTGCTGAGTTACAAAAGATGTTACGTGATGAAATAATAATAGAACCAGACACAAATTTCACAGAAGATGAGTAAAACAGAGAATTGGTATTTAGGTAATCCTAATGTCCGTGGTGCAGACATTGAACACCCCTGGACAAAGGAAGAATTAAAAGAATATAAAAAATGTTTAGACGATCCAGTATATTTTGCAAAAGAATATTGTAAAATAATTCACCTTGATGAAGGATTAGTTGATTTTAATTTATATCCATATCAAGCAACAATGTTTGAACATTTTGAAGATAATAGATTTAATATTATTCTTGCATGTCGTCAAAGTGGTAAATCAATTGCTGTTTGTGCATATCTTTTATGGTATGTTATATTCAAAGGTGAACAGGTTGTAGGTATTCTTGCTAATAAAGAAGTTATTGCTAGGGAAATGCTGGGTAGGATTACTCTTATGTTAGAGAATATTCCGTTCTTCCTTCAGCCTGGATGTACATCTCTTAATAAGAAATCAATATCTTTTTCCAATAACTCAAGACTTATAGCATCAGCCACATCATCAAGCTCTATTCGTGGTATGTCACTTAACCTCGTATACCTTGATGAGTTTGCATTTGTTGATAATGCTTCAGAATTTTATACTTCAACGTATCCAGTAATATCATCTGGTAAAACATCTAAAGTTATTATTACATCCACAGCTAATGGTATTGGTAATATGTATCATAAGTTATATGAAGGAGCTATTCAAAAGACAAATGAATTTATGCCATATAGAGTAGACTGGTGGGATGTACCAGGAAGGGATGAAGAGTGGAAACGAATGACCATTGAAAATACTTCCCCATTACAATTTGACCAAGAGTTTGGTAATTCATTTCATGGTACGGGTAATACATTAATATCTGCTGAAACATTATTAGCTTTAAGAGCAAGACATCCTATTGAAGAACAAAATAATGTAAAAATATTTGAACATCCTATAGAAGACCATAATTATTTAATGTTTGTTGATACGTCTAGAGGACGAGGAATGGACTATTCTACATTTAATGTGATTGATGTGAGTACAAATCCATTTAATCAAGTATGTGTATATAGATGTAATACGATGAGTCCATTATTATTTCCTGATTTACTTTATAAATATGCTATGCATTATAATATGTGTTATGTAATTGTTGAATCAAATGATGCTGGTCAAGTTGTGGTTAATGGTTTATACTATGATTTAGAATATGAGAATGTATTTGTAGAGAGTATGATTAAAGCTAATGCTATTGGTGTAACTATGACTCGAAAGGTTAAAAGAATGGGTTGTTCAAATATAAGAGATATAATGGAACAAAAGAAATTAATAATAAATTGTGAAGATACTATAAGAGAGATGAGTACATTTGTTGCAAAGGGTTCTTCATATGAGGCAGATTATAATAATAATGATGACCTTATGATGAATTTAGTATTATTTGGTTGGTTTACGTCTACAATGTTCTTTAGAGAAGCTACAGATGTTAAGTTAAAACACATGTTATATAAAGAAAAAGTTAAACAATTACAAGATGAAGTGATACCAGCAGGTAATATATATACAGACAGAGATAATCATCCGTTTGGAAAGGGATGGGAAGTGTGGAGAGGATGAAAATTATAAATAAGTATATTGAGAATAATTCTTATTATGATAATCTTATAACAAAATGACAAGGGGTATTAAATGGCTAATCTAGTTTCGCCTGGAGTACAGGTAAAAGAAATAGATTTAACTAATGTCGTTCCATCAGTATCATCAACGGTAGGAGCTATGGCTGGATCATTCCAGTGGGGTCCTGCAGATGAAGTTACTACCGTAAGTAGCGAAACGGAATTAGTTGATAAATTTGGAAAGCCTGACGCAAACACTTTCGAAAGTGTTTTAACGGCTGCCCAATTTTTAAGTTATGGCAGCGCTTGCAAAGTTGTCAGGGCTGTTGGTACATCAGCACGAAATGCTACGGCATCTGGTACTGGTATTCTAACAAAAAACAAAACTATATTTGATAGTCAAACACCTGCAGCAGGAGACTGGGCACAAGCTCGTTGTCCTGGTGTTACAGGTAATGCTATCGGTATAGCTTATGCAACAGATCCATCAAGTTTTGGTGGATCGGCTTGGTGGGCCGCTAATGTAGAAAGCGCACCAGGAACATCAGCGGGGGCACTAGCGGTAGGTGGCTCGAATGATGAAATTCACTTACTCGTTTATGATTCAAATGGTACAATTACAGGTACAGCTGATACTGTACTTGAATATTGGACTTTTTTAAGTCAAGCGAGTGACGTCAAAGCTACAGATGGTACATCTTTATACTATAAGGATGTTATCAATGAAGGCTCAAAATATGTATTTGTAGGTAATCATCCAGCAACTTTAACAGATGCCGGTGAATCAGCTACTTCTAATGCATTTACACGTGTTGCACACGCGTTTAATGAATTTAGTGGTGGTATTGATGATAATGGATTAACAGTAGGTGAAACTACTACTGCTTATGCTTATTTTGCCGATGCAGAAACTATGGACGTCAGCTTAGTGTTCCAAGCTAATTCAAGCTTGAGTGCAGGTGATAATATCACACTAAGTAATTATATAACTGCCTTAACGGCAGCAAGAAAAGATGCAGTTGGTTTTGTCTCACCAGAGAGAACCGCTACAGTAAACGCAGCAGCACCGGCTACTACAGTAGCTACATGGAGAACAGGAACAACCTCAACGTCTTATGGCTTTGCAGATTCAAGTTCTTTATATGTGTATGACAAATACAACGATGTATATCGTTGGATTGCCGCGGCAGGTTCCACAGCAGGATTAACAGCTAACGCTGATTTAGTCGCAGATGCTTGGTTCTCACCAGCTGGATTTACTCGTGGTAATGTACGCAACGTTACTAAACTAGCATGGAATCCTGACCAAGCACAAAGAGATGCTTTATACAAGACGGGTGTTAACCCTATTGTAACATTTCCTGGTTCAGGTACAGTGTTATTTGGTGATAAAACAATGCAAATTAAACCATCAGCGTTCGATAGAATTAACGTTCGTAGATTGTTTATTGTAATGGAAAAAGCGATATCAACAGCATCTAAAGCATCATTATTTGAATTTAATGATGAGTTTACGAGGGCTCAATTCAGAAACATGGTTGAACCTTTTTTAAGAGATGTTAAAGGACGTAGAGGTATTACGGACTTTAAGGTAGTTTGTGATGGTACTAATAATACTGGTAACATTATAGATACTAATAAGTTTGTTGCAGATATTTATGTTAAGCCTGCACGTTCTATTAACTATATCACACTTAACTTTATTGCCACTCGAACTGGTGTAGAGTTTAGTGAAATCGCAGGAGGTAATTAAAGATGGCTATTTTAGGCGTAGATGATATGAAAGCCAAGTTAGTTGGCGGCGGTGCTAGACCTAATCTATTCAAAGTAACGATGGGTTTTCCATCATATGTTACTGCGGATGTAGACTTAGCATCTTACATGTGTAAATCAGCATCTTTACCAGCAAGTACAATTGCACCTATTCCGGTTCCTTTTAGGGGTCGCCAGTTGCAAATAGCTGGTGATAGAACCTTTGAACCATGGAATATTACTGTGATTAATGATACTGACTTTAATGTACGTAGTTCTTTTGAACAATGGATGAACGGCATTAATCAACATGAAGAGAATACTGGGTTAACACAACCAAGTTCTTACATGGCTGATATGATCGTTGAGCAATTGGATAAAGATGGTACATCAAAGAAAACTTATAACATTAGAGGTACGTTCCCAACAAGCTTAGGAGCTATTGAAGTAAGTTATGAACAAGAAAATGTTATAGAAGAGTTCACGGTTGAGTTACAAGTACAGTATTGGGAATCTGATAAGACAACGTAAATCATCATAATAACTTAAGGAGTGCCTTCGGGCACTCTTCCTTAAGTGTTATAAATAATATTTAAGGAAGGGTGTTTTAGGAAATTAAATGGCAGAAAATAAATTATTTGGTTTTTCTTTTAAAAGAAAAGCTGCAGACGAAAAGAAACGGGTATCATTTGCATCAGACAATGAGGACGGTGCGTTTGAAATCTCCCCCACTGGCGGATACTTTGGCCAATACATGGACCTACAGGGAGATAAATTTCAAAACGATAAAGATTTAATAATGAAGTATCGTCA